CGTGGTTTATCTTTCTTCTCTTCCATTCGTAACTCATCTTTAAATGCTTCATAAAATAACAAATCTTGTATCTTAGTACTATCAGTCTTACAATTCATTATAAATTCTTGCATTCTCTGTTTAAAAATAGGAGTTATTTCCCCTGAAGGAAAATCTATGTAATCTTCTTTATCATTAGAATATCCGAATCCGTTAACTGATTTCTTATTCAAGCCAGCTAATTCTTCCTCTTTCAAGCCATTTATGACTTCGACGTCTGTCAAATCATCAAATTTAACCATAAATCTTCTAATACATTTTTTTCCAAATTCAATTGCATCATTATGTATATGAGGGATGGGTTTTAATGATTTTTCAGCTATCTTCTCCAGCGTCTTAGATCCAAAAGAACGAAAATTCGGAGGCACTTTTTTCCCTACCACTTCAATTTCATCTTTCAGAAACTCGTATAATTCGCTCTTGTTTAAAGTTGTTTGCTGGAGAGGTCTTTTTGACGGAAACGAGTCGTTAAAGATTTTCAATCCAGAATAATACGGTACTATATTATCCTTTAATTCTATATGTTGACTCTCTCTAAAAGTCAACAAATTTTTGACTTCTCGCAATATCCTCTTAGGCAAAACAAAAGCGAATCCATTTTCTGCATTTCCTGCAATATGTACTCCACATAATCCTTGATCAGAGTCTACAAGCAAACTCCCACACAGCCCGGGGGCTGAAATACCATACTCCACGCCTGATCCAGCGGGAACATTGAATTTCTTGCCTACTATAGGACTTTGTATTTGGAAAGAATCGTTATTAATTGTAAAATTATTATCTAAGCTCAATGCTGCTTGAGCATTCACAAAAAATAATCGACGAGCATTAAAAGGAACGTCATCTTCCAGATTCTTATTGAACAGACTGTGCGTAGCGTCTTTATATATGGGAATCGAAAGATCCAATTCAATGATAGTCATATCATATTCAGGCCATTCTTTAACTATTTTAAAAGGAACATTATTACACTCATATGAACTATTACTAAAACAATTCCAATCCTTGAAAATATTAGCTATACCTTCTAATGTATCATAAGAATGACATTGAACTAACACTCTTCTACCTGATACTATACCTTGGGATACATTCTTATATCCGGACTTGCTGACAAGCTCTACTATTCTCATTCTCGATCGAAGAGATGAAATTCGTGTACCTAACTCAGAACACGGACGTACAATCTCCAACAAAGTATCATTTGTATCATCAACTATCACACTGGGTACTGTTTTGGCTACATAATCTTGATGGGCTGTATGCCAAATTTTTACACTTTGTTCTCTAAACGTAGAAACATTTAATTCAGATGGATTGCAATCTCCTATAAAATAATCTCTCATTTTAGAAATAGCGCATGTCGCCAAAGCACAAATCAATCCTTTTAAAGCGCCTTGTAAAGCAGCTCCTGCATACGAATCTTCATTAAAAGTATACTGCAAAGTTGTAAAAATGGAGATAGTATTTTCCACAAGCGATTCTTTCATACTAGAAAAATATTCTCTAAAAATTGCTATATTGTCTTCAGCTAATTGCATCAACCACGTAACATTGGATTGTGTTGCTAATTGAGCACTCGCTGGCTGATCAAACACAGGGAGTGAGAAATCCAAATCTTCATGATCCCATAGCATCTCATTAGGAGTTCTAAGTTCAGAAACTAGGGCATCAATTTCTTCTACATCCTCTGGTTGAAGTGCATTGTTTGTAAACATGTCTTGTTGAACATCCAACAATGAAGTAATTATATTATAAACCCAAGCTACAGTTTTATTACTACTGGCTACTTCACATTTTGGGTTCAAATTACACGCTGAATGAGGTCCAATAAATTCAGTCCTCCAAATATGAGACACATAATCATATTTTTTATATTGTATATGACCGTTTAGCTTTCCATTTGAAAATCCAGTTTTGTCAAAATTCAATACATGACATCGCCTAAACAAGGCTTCTGGTTCAGCTATACAGTCCGATTTAGTGAAACCTCGTAAATCTGAGAAATGATTCGTTGTTACCAGAAGTAATTTGCTATTAAAAAATTTTGTATTCTTAGCTGAAGCCTCTGCGCATTCTAAAGGAAATTTGACAGGAGATACAAAATTAATAATTTGTCTCCACTGAGAAATGCCTTGTTGTCCTACATCGTCCATAATGAACACATCTTGACCCAGATAGTCG